TCCCCTCTTCAAAGGTAACCGAGATAGAGTCATACCGAGACAAGGACCCGAACTGGTGGAACATCTACGGGCTGGGGCTTATAGGCAAGATAGAGGGCTTGGTTTATCCGGTATTTGACCAAGTAGACTTCTTTGATGGTGATGTGTTTTATGGGCTTGATTTCGGTTACTCTAATGATCCTACAGCGTTAATCAAATGCTCGATTAAGGGCGATGTTCTTTATTCCCAGGAACTTATCTATGAGACTGGATTGACTAATCAGGATATAGCCAACAAGATGGTGGAGTTGGGAATCAAGAAAAGATATGATGAAATCTTTGCCGATTCTGCCGAACCTAAGAGTATTGAAGAAATTTACCGGTATGGATTCAACATAAAACCTGCCTCAAAGGGGCCTAAGAGCGTTGAATTTGGGCATCAATTAGTCAGACAGTATAAACACTACTGGACTAAGGATTCGATAAACGGAATCAAGGAACAGAGGAACTTCAGATATATTCAGGACAAGAACGGCAAGCTGACCGAAAAGACAACGCATAGCTTCTCTCATCTTATGGATGCCCGGCGATATGCCATGGTTGGGAAGTTATCGCCGAAGGAAGAAGAGAAGATAGTTGTCCTTGATGCCATGAAGGAATTTGGGCTGGATAGGATATGAAAATATGAGAACTTTAGAAGAATTTGACGAGATATTAAAAGAAGCCACAACTCAAGTTGAAGCCGCATTAAGCCTTGAGGACCAGGGCTGGATTAACCTGTCTCAATCTACCTCAAATGTCATCCCTGACGATCAGAGGAAAACGACAGTCCAAGAGGCGAGATTATATGCGTTAAAAGACCCACTGGCTTCACGTTCTGTGCATTTAATGACCGATTATTCCTTCGGCCCGGGTATATCCTGGAATACCAAAGAGGATAAGACAAAAGAGGCTTTAAGTGCCTTCTGGGATTCACCTTCTAATGCGGCTCTATTCTCAGCGAAGGGGCAGCGAAAATCATCGGATAAACTCCTGATAGATGGCGAGTTATTCTTAGCCGTATTTCTGGGCTCTAAGGGTGAGGCTACTATAAGAAGGATTAACCCTCTTGAGATAACGGAGTTTATCAGCAACCCTGATGATATCGAGAATGTAAGATATTATAGAAGGAACTGGACTGACGTGCAGAGTTCTCCGCATACTGATTACTATTGCTCATTTGCTAATCCTAAGAATGAAGCATGCAAGGATTCTGCCGGGGCTTCTCACCAAAAGACACAGGATGCCCTGATTTATCATTTAGCGATTAACGATTTAGGACAAAGGGGTAATTCGTATCTTTTACCGGTCATTGAGTGGATTAAGCTATATCGCAAGTTTCTGGCTTCCAGGGTGGCAGTGATGCTGGCTCTGGCAAGGTTCGCATGGAAGATTAAAGTCCAGGGCGGGCAGACTGCGGTTGATGCTACTAAGGCTACTTATCATGAGGAAGAGGTAAAAGCCGGTTCAACTTCGATAGAGAATATGGGGGCTGATTTACAGCCTATAAGGACGGACTCAGGCGCAGGGCAGGCATACCAAGATGGGAGACAATTAAAACTTCAAATCTCCGCAGGCACAGGCTGGCCGGAACAGTATTTTGGCGATATCTCGATAGGGAATCTGGCAACTGCTAAGACAGTCGAGCTTCCCGTTCAAAAGATGTGCGAGTCCTATCAGGCTATCTGGCAGGATGCGTATAGAGACATATTTAACCTTGTGCTAGAACATAATGATATCCCGGTAGATAAAAGATATATCGACCTAGACTTCCCGAAAGTCTCAGAAGAGGCAGCGGCAAGCATGGCTCAGTCTCTTATGCAGATAGTCCAGACCTTCCCGAGATTGGCCGATTCACAAGATGTAATGCAGACGGCGCTTTTAACTCTGGGGATTTCAAACACCAACGAGGTTCTTGATCAATTAAAACAGACTGAAAGCGACCCGAATGTTATGTTAGCAAGGGCTCTAAGGGAATTCCAGACAGCCTTGAAAGAGATTTACAAATTGAAGGAGTCTACATGAAGGCAGTTTTATGTCCAGTGTGCAATGGCAAAGGGACAATATGCGATCACGAAATTGGGACACCTCAATATCTGCATCCTACGTGCCCGATATGTCATGGTTGTAATGGGCTGGGCTGGGTAGAAGTCCATGAGCAATTATTGATTAGTTCTGAGCCCGTTATCCCCCTCGAGGAATATACTGAACTGACTTATCCTTTAGGATATTCTTAATATGAGTTTAATAGCTGAACTAGACGAGACAATAGAACTCCTTGAAGCACAGATACCCGCTAATCCCACAAGTGAGAAGAATGAACGCATCCAACATGGGATGCAGAAATCGCTGGCTCAGTATTTCAGGGATATTGACCAAGCTATTGACTGGAACGCCTTAGAGCAGATTTATTACAGGAATGTGAAGCAGGAATGACACTACCAGCAGACATTAACGGCTTTATCGACCCTATACTCTCGGCTTTTGTTAATGACCTTCAATACAGGATGAATGGCTATCTGGTAACTGCCTATCTCCGCGGCTCAGCCCAGATGATTCAATGGGGTAGAACCAAGACTACCGATATGCCGATTTATTACGAGGGACCGCCAGTTCAACAAGCGATGAACTATGCGGGTAAGCGCACGGCCACATTAGTCAAGGGGCTGAATGACGAGACCCGGGAACTGATGCGGAATACCATAGAGAAAGCCATCAAAGAAAAACGAGGCATTGACGGACTGGCCAGAGATTTAAGAAATACATTTGACAATATGGGCAAGGCCAGGGCGGAGGTTATATCAAGAACGGAAACCTGCGATGCACTTGAAAGCGCCTTCATGGACAGGGCGAAGGATATGGGAGTTTCAGGCAAAGAGTGGATAGTTACCGATCCTTGCCCGATATGTGAAGCGAATGGAAATGCAGGGGCAATTCCTTTGAATGACGCTTTTCCTAGCGGAGACATGAGACCACCAGCACATCCGAATTGCAGATGTGCCTTAGCTCCTGTGATGATAGGAGGCAAATAATGCCATACACAATAGATAACCCACCAGAAAAGATTAAAGATATGCCAAAACACGCGCAGGAAATATTCATTTCTGCGTTTAATAATGCCCTCAAGCAATATGATGGCGATGAGGAACGAGCCAATAAGGTGGCCTATGCCGCTGTCAAGAACGAATATAAACAAGATGAAGATGGAAACTGGATAGCCAAAGAATCGGAGGTATCTATGAAGAAAACAAAGAAATCAAGCACAGAGTCCCTTCAGGAGAGATATTCTGAAATCATTCAAGAGGTCGGCAAACGGAACGCTTCTCTTGATGAGGGCAGAATCAAGAAGATTCTTGCATTGTGCCAGGAGCTATTGGCTTCTGCGGAACCTGATGAGGAAAAGACCAAAGAAGCTCTTACTGAAGCAAATGCTGTCTTGGAGTGGGTAAAGACACAGGAAACCATGAAACCTGAAGAGGGCGCGCTTTATCCTGCCTCCGCCTTTGCCTATGTTCCTGACCCTAAAGAAGCAGAGGGTTGGAGGCTCCGGTTATGGGAGGACCCCGAGAAGAAGATTACCCGGGCGCAATTAGGAAGAATTGCCGCTGCCCTATCCCCCGGTGGTTTCAGGGGCCATAAAGTGACGATTCCTAAAGAGGCTTTATCAGCCGTGAAGCGCAAGATTAGAGCTGCATACCGCGCTCTTGAAGTAGAAGATGAGGATATTCCCAAATGGGTAAAGGAATCAGAATCCAGAAGCCTTTTGACAAATTACACATCACTAGAAGAGGCTACCCTTGATACAAAGGGGATTGCCAAGATTGTAGTAATCGCACCGGGCTTTGGGAATCCTGTAGATAATCATTATTACCCGGCAGAGACACTTTCAAGGGATTATCCGGTCTTTGAAGGTGCGAAGATGTATGCAGACCATCAAACCGAAGAAGAAGAGAAGCAACGCCCCGAAGGGTCGATCCGGCAATGGGTAGCAAGTCTCCAGAATGTTAGATTTGAGGAAGGCGTTGGCATAGTTGGCGATGCCGTGATAATCGAGCCCTGGTTGCAACAGAAATTAGCCACTCTAAGAGATAAGAAATTGCTCA